ACCGCCGATGCCCCCGGCGGCGCACGCAAAGCGTGGCCGGAGCTATACACGGCGGGGAGACTTTTCAATGGAGAATATCGTAAACAGCACCATCGCGCTCTACAAAGCATACCGCAAAACCCGCTGCGGAAAGCGCGACAACCCGACCGCCATGCGCTACCGCATGGAGGCCATCGAGCGCACCGTCGCCCTCTCTGAGAGGCTCCAGCGGCGCGACTATTCCTTCGGGCCCTACTACCCCTTCAAGGTGTACGAGCCCAAGGAGCGGCTCGTCCTCGCCATCGACTTCGAGGGCAAAGTCGTCCAGCACTCGCTCTGCGACAACGTCCTCGAGCCGGCGTTCTCCCGGCGCTTCATCCGGGACAACTACGCCGGCCAGATCGGCAAAGGCACCCACGACGGCCTCGACCGTCTGGCTGCGGCCATGCGCCACTATTTCTTCAGCCGAAAGGCAGCAGACGAAGCAGCCCGCAAGGCTGCCGGCCTGCCGCCCCGGCCGATGAACGAGTGGGACTACGCCGACGGCTGGGTACTGAAGGGCGATTTTTCAAAGTTCTTTTACACCCTGCTCCATTCCTACTGCTACGAAACGGCCCGCCGGGCCCTGAAGTGGCTGAAGGATCCCGAGCTGATCGACTTCGCTGAGTGGCTGCTGTGGCTCATAATCGACAGCACGCCAGACCCCGGCATCCCGATCGGCAACCAGTCGAGCCAACTGCTCGCGCTGCTCTATCTGGACGCCTTCGACCACTGGCTGAGGGATGACCGCGGCCTCGTATATGGCAGGTACATGGACGACTTCTACATCATCCACAGCGACAAGCTGCTGCTCCGGCAGATACTCAAGGAGATCGAGGCGTACATCAAGCCGCTCGGCCTTCGGCTGAACGGCAAGACGCAGATCCTCCCGCTGAAGAACGGCATCGACTTCCTCGGTTTTCACACCTACCTCACGCAGACCGGCAAGGTCGTGAGGAAAGTGCGAGCCAAGAGCATCGACAACATGAAGCGCAAGATCCGCAAGTTCCGCGGGCTGGTGGACTCCGGCAAGATGACACTCGACAGCGTCGTGCAATCCTACGCGAGCTGGACGGGCCACATCTCACACGGCAACACCTACCACCTGCGGCAGAACATGGACGCCTATTTCTTCAGCTATTTCCCGGAGCTCAAACCATCACCGAAAGGAGACACAACTCATGGCCCAAAAACTGAGCAACCTCGCAAACAAGTCGAAGGTCAAGTTCGGCAGCCTGTACGGCAGCCCGATCGTCTGGATCGTGGCCGATAAGAACCACGCAGGCTACCCCTCCAACAGCGTCACGCTCGTGACCAACCAGATCATCAAGATGCTGTGCTTCGACGCGACAGAACCGAGTAACGGCAACAGCGACCGCCGCGGCTACGGCAACAACCGCTACATCTACTCGAACCTGCGCCAGTGGCTCAACAGCCCCGCGGCTGCCGGCCAGTGGTACACCGCACAGCACTCCGCAGACCAGACGCCGGACTCCTCCCACGTCTGGAACGGCGTCAACCCGTACAGTGGCCTCGCCGGTTTTCTGAACGCCTTCACCGCCAACGAGCGGGCAGCTCTGCTGAACACCACCATCACGGTCGGCAAGAGCTCCACAGACGGCGGCGGGACGGAGACCTGCACGGACAAGATCTTCCCCCTGTCCTGCACTGAGGTCGGCCTGAGCGGCGACCACGTCTGCGGCAGCAAGCTGGCGATCTTCAGCGACAACAACAGCCGCATCGCCACCGTGACGGCCTCCTGCGTCGCCAATTCCAACTATTCCAGCAACCCGGGCTCTGGTGCCGCGTGGTACTACTGGCTGCGGGACGCCTATGCCGGCTCGGCCTGCAACGCCCGCTTCGTCAACACCGTTGGCACTCTGGACTGGGGCTACGCCTACAGCGGCGACGTCGGCCTGCGCCCCGCTTGTAATCTGTCCTCTGATCTCCTGATCTCCGACTCCGTCGACTCGGATGGATGCTATACAGTGATCTACAATCAGGCGCCCACAGCGCCGTCGTCCATCACTGTCCCGAGCGAAGTGCTCGGCGGCGAGAACCTGAGCATCTCGTGGGCGGCCTCCACCGACCCCGACGGCAACCTCTCCGGCTACGTTCTGGAGCGCAAGGTCGGGAGCGGCACATGGGCGCAGGTCTACAAAGGATCCGCGCGCACCTACACCGACACCATCACATACGGATGGACGAGCGTGCAGTACCGCGTCAAGGCATACGACGCCGCCGGCGCGGAGAGCGCGTACACCACCAGCGCCACCCGCACCGTCACCAATAACCGACCGCCCGTCATCAGCGGCACGGACGGCGCCCTCGGCAGCTTCAGCACGGCGGCCCCGTCCTACGAGTACACCGTCACCGACGCCGACGGCCATCAGGTCGACGTCGTGGAGATGCTGGACGGCGTCACGCTGCGCAGCTACACCGTGACCCTCGGCCAGACCAACACGCTGACGATCGGCTCCGAGGCGTGGCTGAAGGTCGTGAACGGCAGCCACACCCTGAAGATCGTGGCGACCGACGCCAAGGACGCCAGCGTCACCCGCACGCTGACCTTCACCAAGGCCGTCACGTCCGTCGAGTTTGAGCAGACCCTCGCTATGGAGGCCGACGCCATGCCGACCAAGGCCCTCGTCAACATTCAGGGCAATTTCCCGGCCGGCTGCACGCTTCAGGTCTGGATCTGCAACAACGGCAACGACGCGAGTCCGACGTGGGAGGACATCACACAGAAGGCCCGCACCGGCCAGAAGCACTATTTCGCCAACCAGACCAAGACGGCCGCAGCGTGGGGCGTCAAGGTCAAGGCCAAGCTGCTCCGCGGCTCCGCTACGGAGACCTGCTACATCCAGTCGATCGGAGGTAACTTTGCATGATTAAACACAGAGCCGACAGCATCCAAAAGCTGAACGACGAACAGGCCGCAGAGGCCAAGAAGGACAAAACCATCGCCGAGCAGGCTGACACCATCGAGCTGCTGAAGGGCTGCATCATGGAGCTGGCCGACGTGGTCTACGGCGACGGAGGGGAGGTAACAGCATGAGCAAGATCGTCGAGCTGTACGTCAGGGAGCTGACCCGCGAAGGCTCCACCATGACCATCAACGACGTCCCGAAGAAACTGCGCAAGCAGGTCGAGGACGCCATCGCTGCCATCAAGGCAGCCGCAAACGCTGGCACCGCGAAGGAAGGGGCGAGCGAATGATCGCCCGGGCCCTCGCGTGGCTATTATTAAAAATTGCAGGAAAGGAGGAGCGTGAAATGCTGGTACGTCTGTATGCAGGCGAGATCATCATGGGCCGCATCACCGAGGACAACGTCCCCGCGAAGCTGAAGGCCCGCGTGCACAAGTATCTCGTCGACATGGGCTACTTCGACGACGTCGAGGAGTAAGCCCAACAACAAGGAGGGCCGCGTCATGCGGCCCTCCGGCTTTTATGAGGTGACACAATGATCGAAATCAACATCGGCGCGCTCGTCGTCCTACTGGGGATCCCGACGGCCGCGACCGGCTTCTGTTTCTGGATGCTCGAGCACAGGATCCAGAAGCGCGAGAAGCAAAAGGAGGCCGAGGAGGCCAAACGGCAGAAAGAGGCAGCGGCCCGAGAGCGTGCCCGTGAAGATCTCCAGATCATCACCATTCAGGGCACGTCGGCAGCCATCGCTCTCGGCGAGGCGACGGCCCGGGCCGTGCAGCGCATCCCTGACGCGCATTGTAACGGGGATATGCACGCGGCCCTCGACTACGCTGCCAAAATCAAACACGCGCAGAAGGACTTCCTCACCAGTCAGGGGATCCACGCGATCATCGACTAAGGAGGTGAGCAGCATGGCCGCAAAGAAGCGCCGGCGCAAGCGTAAAAAGAAAATCGAGGCGAGCAAAAAGCTCGCATACTGGGCGGCCAGCGTGGCAACGCTCAGCGCAGCCAGCTCTATGCTGCTCTCTGCCTTCGGGCGCGACCCGGTCGGTGAGCTGACCGGCACCATCTTCACCGCCTGCGTCGGCTATCTAATCACATACGCCGGCAAGAGCCTCGGCGAGAAAATCAGCCGAAACCGCCACGGGCTCGACGCCGACGGCAACCCGCTCCCGGATCCGTCCGGGGACACTCTCAACAATGAGGAGGCAAAAGGATGAACACCATCGACATCACACCCATCGTCAACGCAGCCCTCGCCCTGATCGGCGCCGGCGTCAGCGTTTTCCTGATCCCGTGGCTGAAGAAGCAGACCACCGAGGCACAGCGCAAGGAGCTGACCGCGTGGGTAAAGATCGGCGTCGCTGCCGCTGAGCAGCTCTACGTCGGACAGGGCCGCGGCGAGGAGAAGAAGCAGTACGTCCTCGACTTCCTGAAGCAGAAGGGCTTCAAGGTCGACGAAGAAAGCGTCGTCAACGCGATCGAGGCAATCGTCAAGCAGCTCAACACTGAGGGCCTGACCATCGAATAACGGAGAGGGCGGGCTCCGGCCCGCCCTTTTCTTGCTTGTAAAGGAGGCAAACCCATGAAAAACCAGAACACCGACGACATCAAGCTGAAGCCCGGCGAGGCCATCACAGACGAGACTCTCGACGAGCTGACCAGCGGGAAAGGAGACGACAATGAGTAACAGCCCTCTGGTGGTCTACACCAAGCTCAGCCCGAACCACTCGGGCAAGCGCACCAAGAAGATCGACACCATCACGATCCACTGTATGGCCGGCAACTGCTCCGTCGAAACCTGCGGCAACCTGTTCGCCAACTCTGCGCGGCAGGCGTCCAGCAACTACGGCATCGGCACCGACGGCCGGATCGCCCTGTACGTCGACGAGGCAAACCGCTCGTGGTGCACCTCGTCCAACGCCAACGACCAGCGGGCCGTCACCATCGAAGTCGCCAACAACGGCGGCGCGCCTGACTGGCCCGTCTCCGCGAAGGCATACGCCGCGCTGCTGGATCTCGTGACCGACATCTGCAAGCGCAACGGCATCAAGCGCCTCGTCTGGTCGACCAGCAAAAACGACCGCGTGAACCACCTGAACGGCTGCAACATGACCGTGCACAGGGACTACGCGAATAAGAGCTGCCCGGGCGACTACCTCTACAACCGCCACGGCCAGATCGCGGCCGAGGTCAACAAGCGCCTCGGCATCACGGACGCAGGCGGCAGCACCGGCGGCCAGACCTCCGGCAGCACCGAGACCGGCCTGAAGGTCGGCGACGTGGTCGACTTCAAGGGCACGCAGCACTACGCCAGCGCGGCGGCCAAGGACGCCAAGATCTGCAAGCCCGGCAAGGCCACCATCACGGCCGTCGCGGTCGGCAAGGCGCACCCGTACCACCTGAAGGCAATCAGCGGCGGCGGCTCCACCGTTTACGGCTGGGTAAACGCTGCGGACATCTCGACCGGCAGCACCGGCACGACCACGAGCTACCGCGTGCGGACGACAGCCGACGTGCTGAACATCCGCAAGGGCCCCGGCACCAACTACGGCGTCGCCGGCCAGATCAAGGGCAAGGGCATCTACACCATCGTCGCCGAAGCCGCAGGCCCCGGCGCGACCAAGTGGGGCAAGCTCAAGAGCGGCGCGGGCTGGATCTCTCTGGACTACGTCACGAAACTCTAAAACCGCATAGAAAAGCAGAAACCCGCCCGGAGATCCCGGGCGGGCTTTTTCTGTTTTATAGGGCGCCGCACCGCTTTAAGCTGGCGGCTGCCATTTTGTAAACCTTCGTGCCTCTGTTCGGGCCCGCGAAGTCATAGACGTCACGCTCCTCCAGAGATTTCAACAGAGCGGGATCTTCGGCAATCTCGGCTCCGCAACTGCGCAGAGACTCGTACACCGGAAGGCAACGCGGATCACTGAACGCTCCACCACGCTCCTGTCTGTAAACGGCATAAGCATACAGCTCACTGCGGGCAGCTCCGTGCATCTGGCTGACCATATACGAAAGCAGAGCCTTCTCGCCTACAAAGCGCGAAAATTTAACCCCGCAGGCGTGCGCGTACAATGAAAGGCCGGGATCTGGCGCGGCTTCGTCCTCGTCGGTGATCCTGCTGATGATCGCACTGACGTCCTCCTTGCACACACCGTCGGGGAGCATAGCCTCGAGCTCGAGCGCGTAGTCCATTTGCCGATCAGTCGGAGCAATCTGCGGCTCTACCTGCACTGCCATAGGCTCAACGAGGCCATCAAGCGCGGCCGCAGCTCTGGCATCCGCTTCGGTCTGTGTCTCGTACCGCTTCGTGTTTTTTCGCCCCGTGGTAGAGTTCACACCAGTGACGCAAAAGCGCCCATAGTTCACAAAACCGCCGGACGGGCTCACATATCCTCCGATCTCGGCAAGAGGGAGCTCGCCGCGCGTCTGCTGCTTCACCTCCACGGTCTGCGCATGGATAGACGCCGTGATCGCAGGAGTCGGCTCCTGCTCCTTCTTCTTCAAGAAATTAAACAGTCCCATGAAGTACCTCCTCCCGATGACTTGCGTTTTTTAGCATTTAGTCATCTTTGGCATAATATTACCATGTCAAAACTGGTAAAGTCAATATTGTATAGTCATCTTTAAGATAAAAGGAGGCGAGGGCTGCGAAGATATACAAACCAGACGGCAGGTGCAACATCTCCGGCGAGCGAGTCAAAGAGGCGCGGCTGCGGGCTGGCCTATCACAGGAGCAGCTCGCCTATAAGCTACAGGTCATCGGGCTGGACGTCACGCAGAAGGTCATCAGCCGGATCGAAAACGGCAGCAGAGTCGTCGCTGACTACGAGCTGGACTATCTGGCGACCGCCCTCGGCACCACGATCAACCACCTGCTCGGGAAAGAATGAGAAAACCGCACGGCAGCGACGCCGTGCGGCTTTTTTATGTGAAAAAACGCGGGAAAATGTTGAAAATCTGCCGAATTATGCTTGACATTATAGAGCAAATGCTCTATAATATAATCACAGGCAAGGGATAGCCGAGTACAGAAAGAAAGGAGAACAAAACCGCGGAAAGGAGGCAAAGCCGTGGATGCTGAGCAGATGAAAAAACTGCTCGAGCTGCTGGAACAGGCTCTAAAGTGTGAACAGGTTGCCACCATCACAATCACGATAAAGCCGAACCAAAAGCCCAAGCAGTAAGGTCGAAGGACGGCGGGAAAAATCCCGCCCGCCGTTCCTCTTTATTATAACCACGAAACCACGGCGAAGTCAAGCGGGAGGAACAACATGGACATCTCGATCAAAGTGACCTATAAAAACGAGGGGCTGCAAAAGCTCCGCAAGGCGGCCGGCCTGTCTCAGTCTCAGCTCGCCGCACTGGCCGGGATCAACGTGCAAGTGCTCCAGCAGTACGAGCGAGGCGCCCGGGACATCAACGGCGCGAAGCTGCCGACGCTGCTGAAGATCTGCAACGCGCTGGAGTGCAGGCTGGCCGACATCATCACGGACGAGGAGACGCTCGAGCTCCTGAAAAAGTACGAGGAACACTGACACACAGAAGGGGCGGCCGGCGGGCCGCCCCTTTTCTTTTATCACGGAGGGGAACACAATGGGACAGCACTGGAGCCATCTGACGCCGACCAAGCGCATCCAGCTCGACGCCTTCATCCGCGCAGGAATGAAGCCGACAGACATCGCCAAAGAGCTCGGCGTCCATCATACGACCATCTACCGGGAGCTGAAGCGGTGCACCTATGAGCACCTCAACAGCGACTACACCACCGAGACCAGATACAACCCCGAAGGCGCACAGGCCCGCTATGAGGCCAACCTCCGCGCCAAGGGGCCGGAGCTGAAGATCGGCAACGACTACGAGCTGGCCGACTACCTGATCGCCAAGATCCGCGACGAGAAGTACAGCCCGGAGGCTGCGATCGGTGAGGCCGAGGTCAAGGGCTGGCCCTTCAAGACCCACATCTGCGCGAGTACCGCCTACAACTACATCCGCGGCGAGATCTTCGGCGACGAGCTGACCGTCTCCATGCTGCCGCAGCACGGCAAGCGCCACCAGCCGGAACGCCCGGCCGGATCTATGCCGCGCAAGCCTGCGGGCCGGAGCATCGAGGAGCGGCCCGAGCACATCAACAACCGCAGCACCTTCGGACACTGGGAGATGGACAGCGTCGAAAGCTGCCAAGGCGTCAGCAACACCTACATCGTGATGACCGAGCGAAAAACGCGCTGGGAGCTCATTATACCGTCGCCGGACAAGACGGCCGCCAGCGTCGTCGCTGCGATCGACGGGCTCGAGGCCAAGTACGGCGACCTGTTCCCAAAGGTATTCAGATCCATCACCTGCGACAACGGCTGCGAGTTTGCCGACGCTGCCGGGATTGAGCGAAGCGCAAGCGGCAAGGGCGCCCGCACCGAGGTCTACTACTGCCACCCCTACCGGCCGAGTGAGCGCGGATCTAACGAAAACCAAAACGGCCTAATCCGGCGGCACGTTCCGAAGGGCACCGACCTCAGCACAATCTCAGACGAGGAAACCAAGCGGATCGAGGACTGGCTGAACAACTACCCCCGCAAAATGTTCGGTTATCTGTGCTCCGAGCAGCTTTTCCGGGAAGAAATCGCCCTCATTCTGGCCTCCTAAAAAATATTTTTGCTTTTTTGTGCATTTACTCTTGACAAACGGCAAGCTGTCCATTATCATTAAACGCACAGAGACTCAACTGAGTCGGCTGTGCGTTTTTTCTTTATTACAACCCCATAGGACGGAGGTGAGACTGACGGGAAAGTACCGCTACCTGACCTTCGAGGACAGGAAGAAGATCGAGGCGTGGCATCTGCTCGGAGATCGGCCGGTCGATATTGCGGCCCGCCTGAGCGTCCACCACACCACGATCTACAAGGAGCTCCAGCGAGGCGCGACCGGCACGCTGGACGCCAACCAGCGCGAAGGGTACAGCGCAGAGCTCGCCGAGAGGCGGCTGCGCGAGAGCTTCAAGCGCAGAGGTAAACGAGCACCGGCCGCACAGTAGCCAAGAACACCCGGCAGCGCCGGGCCGAAGAAAGGAGACCCCCATGAGAAGCAGAAGAAACAACACGACCCTGACACGCAAGGTTGACAAGTGGAACCCTCGCAAAGTGTGGCTCATTAAGCGCTACGCCGACGGCCACTATGCCATCAACCAAGAAGTCGGCGGTCGTGTTTTTTATTCCAGCTACCAGAGAGCAACCAAGGCACAGATCGCCGCGATCTTCGCCTGCTGCTGAAAACGCCAAGATCCCCGGCTCCGGCCGGGCCAATTAAGAAAGGAGCACACCATGAAATACGATCCAAACGTGTACGGCTATGTCAACGGAAAACCGACGTACAGCCGAGACGAGTTCATCTTCACCGTCCGAGGCTTCGGCCCTATCGAAAACGACGCCGATCTGCTGGCCTTCGCCGAAAAGGTGACGCGCCGCTGGTACAACGCCGGGTGGCATCAGACCTTTGCCACCTACTACCTCAGCGACTACGCCCTGAGCGAGCCGGGACGCAGCCTGACCGTGAAGGAGTTCAACAGGCTGAAGGAGCTCCAGCAGGCGGCTCGAGAAGCCGAGAAGGCAGCGGACGACGCCCGCGAGTGGAAACTTCATCAGACGATCTACTGGGCCGACAACAGCGTCGAGGAGATCTGGATCGACAAGAACGGAGCTACCAAGAGCATCATGACCGTCGGCCCGCACGGCGACGCCTGCTGAGGAGGTGCGGAACATGAACACCAAAGCCATCCGGCAGCTCGCCGACGTCACGCTGGACAAGTACCGCAGCTCGATCCCTCGCAAAGCCTTCGAGGAGTTTGTGAAGGACATCATCGCCGGCGAGAACCGCGCGACCGCCTTCAGATACGAGGCGACCCCAATCTGCCGGGCCTCGTTCCCGTCCACGCTGGACGAGGACGGCGCCCGCTGCACCGTGGAGGTCACGGTCTACCGGCTGAACGCCGTGGCCGCCACAGCCTTCCTGCTGGACGGGCCCGAGACGTTGCTGCGGCACATCGGGCTCGACGAGCGGGACACATACACCACCAAGCACGAGATCGACGACCTCGTCACCGTCGTGCACATCACCAGAGAGGAGGCACCAACATGGCAGCACTGAAAGACATCGCCCGAGACTTCGCTGCGGAGATCCGTGACGGCATCGGCTGGACAATCGTGTATCGCACCGGCCGCTCGTGGAACGCCCTGACGATCTGGAGCGACATCTGGAACGGCGAGTGGGAGACCGACGATCTCAACGACGCCATCGGGATCCTGAAGGCAGACCCGGACGCCGTCATCGTCAACGGCTACTACTGCGGCCACTTCGGTGAGGACATGACCATCGACGAGATCGCCGCCGGGATCCGCTGGCACTACGAAGGCGGCCACAACCGCCTCGCGGACTATTGCGAAGTCACGCAAGGCCGGGACGCCCTCGAGGAGGGCCGCAAGGCTGCCGAAGCTGCCGGCCTCCCGTTCTGCGAGCGTCTGGCCGACGGCGGCGATGACGAGCTGAGCCCCTACGTCTACGACGGCAGCATGGCACTCGCCGATCACGAGAAGATGCAGCAGGCCCGCGAAGCCCTCGATAGACTGGCCGACGCGCTGCGGGAAATCGCCACCAAGCTGGCCGAAGCCATGAAGCCGGTCATCAACGCCGTGCTCTCTGCCTTCAAAAAGCTCTGGAAGGTATCGGTCAGAGCCATCGGAGTGCCGCCGAAGTGGCTGCACCTCGCGGCCCACGCAAAGAAAGCCAGAACCCGGAAGAAGTACCGCAACCGCATCCGGCGCTACGTTTTCGAGGCTCTGGCTGCGGAAGGAGGTGGAGGCCCATGACAGCCAAGTGCGTCGGCTGCGGGCTCGACTGGAACGTCAGCATCTACCAGAAGATCCCCCGCACCGGCTACATCTGCCCGCACTGTGAGAGCCGGCTCCGCGCCGGCGAGACCCTGCCGAACATTCAGGCCAGCCAGAAGGCTCGGCCGCAGAGAACGAAAGGAGCAACCCTATGAAAAAGATCGCACTCAAGAACGCCGCCCGCGGCACGGCCTTCGACTATGCCGGCCAGAGCTGGATCCTGCTGGAGAATGATGACGGCCGCGCCCTCTGCCTGAGCAAGGACATCATCGAGACCCGAGCCTTTGACGAGGGCAACTGCAACAACTTCGCCGTCGCCAGCAGCAAGGAATACCTCAACGGCGCCTACCTCGACAACCTGCTCGAGGACGTGAACGGCCCCAACGCCTTCCTGACCACGGAGCTCGACCTGACCACCGATGACGGCCTAAAGGACTACGGCACCTGCACCGTCACCATCTTCCTGCTGACGGTCGACCAGTACCGGCGCAACCGCGACGTCATCCCCAACGCAGACGACTGGTGGTGGCTCTCCACCGCCTTCAGCACGAAGTCTAACGGCTACGAGTCACTCGCCCGCCTCGTCCGCACCGATGGCACTCTGTACAGGAACTACGCCTACGACGGCTACGGCGGCCTGCGCCCCGCTTGTTATCTGGACTCCGATCTCCTGATCTCCATCGAGGACGACGAAGCCACCGACGACGTCACGCCGGAGCACGCCGGCGAGATCATCGCGGCGCTGGCCGAGCAGTTCGGCGGCACCTTCGCCACTGAGGATCAACTGACCACAGCCCTCTCGTTTATGCTCGGCACCCTGAGAGCTACCCGCGAGAAGGAGGGCCGGCATGAGTAACCTCTCCACCCTGTTCGACCGCTACAAGGCCCTCGTCGTGTTTGATACCGAGACCAGCGGCCTCGACTTCGACAGCGACCAGATCATCGAGCTCGCCGCCCTGCGCGTGGAGCGCACGGCCACCGGCGGCCTACGGATCGCCGGCAAGATGGACACCTTCATCAAGCTACCCGAGGGCGAGACCCTCCCGGAGAACATCGTCAGCCTGACCGGCATCACCGACGAGATCCTTCAGGCCGAGGGAGTGCAGCCGGCCAAGGCGGCCAGCCAGATCGCCAAATTGATGCAGGACGGCCCGACGCTGATGATCGCCCACAATGCACAGTTTGACGCCTGCTTTCTCCGTGGCCTGCTCCGCGGCCAGAAGGTCGGCCGGATCGACTGGCTGGACAGCCTGACGGTCTACAAAGACCGCAGGGCCTACCCGCACAAGCTCGCCAACGCGATCATCGCCTACGACCTCACCGGCAAGGTGCAGAACAGCCATCGCGCCATCGACGACGTGCTGGCCCTGTTCGAGGTGCTGAAGGCGATGGACGACGAGCGCGAGGATCTCGGCAGCTACGTCAACCTGTTCGGCTACAACCCCAAGTACGGCGTCAGCGGCCGCCGGATCGTGGGCGTCAGATATGAGCCGCAGAGCTTCAGCAAGGGCCTGACTCGCCCGGAGCAGACGCTCCCGGCCCGCGTGGCGCGGAGGTAACAGCATGAGCCCGGAGATCACGATCACGAGCGAGGAGCTGCGCGAGCGCGTCGAGGATCGCCTCGACCGCTGGATCCCTGACGACGTCTGGAACCGTGCCGAGCCCTACGCCCGCCACAAAAATGAAGTAAACCGGCAGCGGCACCCCGAGATCGACTACTACGACAACGACTACCTCGTGCTGCTGACCGCTGACACCGTCCGAGAGACCGAGTTCAGCGACCTCACTCACGCCCTCTGTGATCTGACCGTCGCACGGGCTCAGTGAAAGGAGAAACCAATGGAAACCACAAAAGAAAGGGCCGCCCGTTGCGACCGGGCGACCCATGCGAGAAGATCCAGCAGCCTGCCAGCATACGGATCCCGCACCGCAAGTATAACACGCCGGCGCCGGCGTGCCAAGAGGAAAGCCCTGAGAGCTGCCACGCTGGCCGCTGCCGTCCTTCTGCTGGGCGGCATCTCTGTGGCAATCTTCACCACCCCGGCCGGCAGCAAGCAGGAAACCAACATCCTGCCGCCGACCACCACCGTCGGCACATACATCCCGGACACCCCCGCCCCGGCCACTGAGACCGCGGAGCCGACCGAGCCCGCCGTGCGCTACCCTCTGACCGACGCCGAGCGCGACGTCGTCGAGCGCGTGGTCATGGCCGAGGCCGGCGGGGAGTCCTTCGAGGGCCAGATGCTCGTCGCTCAGTGCATCCTCAACGCAGCCGAGAAGCGCGGCGTCGATCCCTCTGAGGCCGTCGTCCTTTACAGCTACACCAAGAGCCGGCCGGATCCCACACAGCGCGTCAAGGACGCCGTCGCGGCCGTGTTCGACCGAGGCGAGACCGTCGTGGACGAGCCAATCCTCTACTTCTACAACCCCGCCCTCGTGACCAGCGGCTTCCACGAGAGTCAGATCTTCGTCATCGAGGAAGGCGGGCACCGTTTCTTTGCAGAAAGGAGTACCAGATGAAACACCTCACCGAAATGAAGCCGGGCGAGACCCTGCACCTCCGCAGCGGCCGCGACCTCGAGCTCGAGAGCGTCACCCCTGTCACCTGCGGCGTGATGCTCACCTTCAACGTCACCGAAAGAAAGGAGCACAACAATGAGCGATAAGACCACCGCGGCCCTCGCTGCCGAGCAGGCAGACGCAGAGGCCACCACCACGCAGGAGGCCGAGCTGCTGCCTGCTGCCACGCTGGACGAGCTGGAGCAGGTCGACCTCGGCACCGTCGCAGAGGGCGAGCGCGCCCCGTTCCGCATCACCGACGACCGCTGCGCCGACTGGGCCATCCGCAAGATCGCCGACGAGCGCAGCGAGTACGACCGTCTGAAGGCTCTGGCTGACGAGCAGATCGCAGCCATCAACGAGAAAGTCGCCGCCGCCCGCAAGCGCATGGAGAACGGCACCTCGTACCTCACGAGCTGTCTGGCCGACTTCTTCGCCACCGTCCCCCACAAGGAGACCAAGACGACGGAGAAGTACCGCCTCCTCTCCGGCACACTGACCTTCAAGAAGGGCACCACCAAGACCAAGCTCGACGAGACCAAGCTGGTGCCGTGGCTCAAGGCCAACGGCTACGGCGAGCTCGTAAAGGTCGAGGAGTCGACCCGCTGGGCCGATCTGAAGAAGCTGCTCAGCTACACCGGCGACATCGCAACCCTGACCGAGACCGGCGAGATCGTGGAGGGCGTCACCGTCTACGAGACCCCGGGCATCTTCACGGTCGACGTGTAAGGAGGCACCGATATGGCAGAAACCAAGAAAACCGAGGCGGCCGCTGCTGCGGCCCCTCCTGAAGCTGCCTGCCTGACGCTCCGGCAGAAGCTCGTCGAAATGCGGAAAGCCTGCCCGGAGATCGTCAAGAAGCAGCACAGCGACGGCGTCAGCTACAAGTACGCCAAGATCTACGACGTGTGGGAGAAGATCACCCCCATAATGAACGAGCTCGGCGTCGACTTCGACGTCATCAGCGAGCAGGCCACGCGCCACGCCGAGAACGGCGACCCGGTCTACTGGATCACCATGCAGACCAAGACACGCAACGGCGACAAGCTCATGTTCCTCTACGAGGCCGACCTGACGATCCGCTGGCTGAACCTCGACAACGACGACGAGACCATCGAGGCCACCGTCCACGCCGTCGGCTGGAACGATGACCCCGCCAAGGCCAAGGGCGCGGCCCACACCTACGCCCTGAAATACTACCTTTTCGAGAAGTTCACCGTCGACCAAGGCGAGGACGACCCCGACAACAGTGACTTCGGCGCGCAGGGCAAAGGATCCGGCGCTGGAGGCCGCCAGCAGGCCACACAGGGCCGTCAGGGGCAGGGCTCCGGCCGTCTGAGCGACGCGCAGCTCGCGCGCCTCTACAAGAAGGCAGAGGCCGCAGGAATGACCAAGGAGCGCACCAACGCCCGGATCGTGGAGAAGTACAAAAAGCAGGATCCGGCCACCCTGACCCGCCAAGAGTACGACGAGATCTGCACGTCCCTCGACAATGCGGCCGCACAGCATAACCAGCAAGGAGGAAACGCCTAATGTATAACCACACCGGCCTCCAAGGCCGTCTAACCGCCGACCCTGAGCTCAGATACACGCAGCAGGGCACGGCGATCACCAGCTTCACCCTCGCCAGCGACACCGGCCGCAAGACCAAGGACGGCAAGAAGATCACCAACTTCATCGAGTGCGTCGCATGGCGCGCACAGGCCGAGTTCGTCTGCAAGTACCTGAGCAAGGGCCGCCTCGTCCTCGTCGAGGGCGAGCTCACGAGCCGCAGCTACGAGGACAAGGACGGAAACCGCCGCAAAGCCGTCGAGATCACGGTCGACTCCGTCCACTTCTGCGACAGCAAGAAGGACGGCGGCCAGAGCTCTGGCAGCGACTTCGCCGATCCGGGCTACTCTGAGGGCTCCGGCGACTTCACGGAGATCGAGGACAATGGCGACCTTCCGTTTTGACCTGACCGCCGGACGACCGGCAGACGACCAAAAGCAGGCCACAAACAAACGACCACAGAAAGGAGGTGACGACCGTGGCATGGCTGCAAGTGCATCAGACACTCAAGGATCACCGCAAACTGTTCGACGCTGCTGACCAGCTCGAAGTCGAGCCGCCGCACATGATGGGGCTGCTCGTCTCGTTCTGGCTGTGGGCCCTCGACAACGCCCCGACCGGTAGCCTCGTCGACATCACGCCGCGCATGATCTCGCGGGCCGCTCAGTGGGACGGAGACCCCGAAAAGCTGGCGAAAACGCTGATCCGAGCGGGCTGGATCGACGAAAAAGAGGACGGGACGCTCGAGATCCACGACTGGTACGAGTACGCCGGCAAGCTGATCGACCAGCGGCAAGCCGAGAAAGAGCGCTCCCGCAGTCGCCGAGCCGCTGCTGCGGCGTCTGCCGACGCCTCGCCAGACGACCCAACGCCGACCGCCGGACGACCGGCAAACAGCCGCAAGAAAGCCGGAGGCAGAGTAGACCAGAGTAGAGAAGATAAGACAAGAGAAGGTAATACGCCCCCTTCCCCCTCTGACGAGGGGAGTGACGGCGGCACGAAGTCGCTCGTCGAGTCCAGATTTCTCGAGTTCTGGAAAGCCTACCCGAAAAAGACCGGCAAGCAGTACGCTCTGAAGGCGTGGAACAAGATCAAGCCCACCGCTGAGCTCCACGAGAGGATCATGCAGGCGGTCGACGCTCAGAAGCGGAGCGACCAGTGGCGCCGGGAGAACGGGCGCTACATACCGAACCCGAGCACATGGCTCAACGGCGGCTACTGGGACAACGAGGAGGTGAACGAAGGTGCAGAAAATCAGCGAGATCCTGAACAGCCCGACAGCTCCGGCCGAGACTGGGGCAAGGGCTTCAAGCCGGCCGACGACGAGTGACGCCGGTAACTGGATCTGGAGCAACGACGAGCGCCTCGCCGGCCGTCCCGGAGTCCCTGAGCCCGTCCCCTGCGAGTTCTGCGGCGCCCTGCGCTACCACAAGGGCATCACGCTCGGCAACCGCATCCTCTGGCCTCCATACGGAGCCGAGCGATGCACCTGCCCCGAGGCCGTGGCTGCCTATGAGAAGGCGAAGGCAGAGCGCGAAGCTGCTGAGGCCGCAGCCGCCAAGGCTGAGGAGGAGAAGAAAATGCGGGATCGCATCAAGCGCATCGTCGGCGAGTCAGGCATGGGCGACCGTTTCCTACGGCGCACCTTCTCCACCTTCCAGCTCACCGACGACAACAAGCGAGCAGCGGCAGCCGCCCGGCGCTATGCCGAAGGCTTCGACGCCATGCTGCCGCAGCCCGGCCGTCAGGAACCCGGCCGCAACGGCCTGTTTATCGCGGGCCCGCCGGGCACCGGCAAGACCCACCTCGCCGCTGCCATCGCCAACCACCTGATCGCGCAAGGCAAGCCGGTCATCTGCATGACGATGATCGACCTGCTGGAGCGCATCAAGCGCACCTACTCCACGACCGGCGGCAGCGAGAGCGACGTCCTGAAGATCTACAAGACCGTCCCGCTCCTCGTGATCGACGACATCGGTAAGGAGCCGCCGACCGAGTGGGCGATCTCCACGGTCTACAACATCATCAACGGCCGCTACGAGGCATACCTGCCGACAATAGTGACCACCAACTACGACACCGAGGCCCTGATCGGCCGCATGACGCCGCGGGAAAGCCACGACAGCATGACGGCCCGGGCCACCATCGACCGGCTCATGGAAATGTGCAGGGGCATCACCCTCACCGGCCAGAGCTGGCGCTCACGATAGGAGGAACAACATGAAAAAGGTTTACATCTGCTCCCCGTGCCGCGGGGACTACGAGAACAACATCCAGCGCGCCAAGGAGTACAGCCGCGCGGCTGTGGAGAAGGGCGTCATCCCCGTCACCCCGCACATCTATCTCACGCAGTTCATGGACGACAACGTCCCCGAGGAGCGTGAGCTGGCCCTGAAGATCGGCAGCGAGCTGGTGCTCGGCTGCTCCGAGCTGTGGGCCTTCGGCATTGACCACCCTTCGGCCGGTATGGCCGCGGAGATCGAGCTCGCCAAGGCGCACGGCATCCCCGTCCGCAACGGCTTCGAGGCCATCAGCGAGCTGAAGCCTGACGAGGAGCTGGAAAACAGCGAGGAGGACAAGCCGGACATCGGCAGCGTCACGTTGCACCTGCCCGCCTTCAGGGCGATGGCCGTCTGCAACCAGCACCTCGACCACGGCCCCATCAGCATCGAGCTGGATGGCAGCGTCATCCTCGAGCTCGCCGACCGCCTGATCTCCGATCCGGGCGTCCACATCGAGATCGGAGGCTGAACGCCGTGACGAAGTACGACCCGAGAAAGAACGCGGAGGGCTACAACGACCCGACGCCCTACGCAGCCGAAAAACACATGATGGCGCAGATCCGCGGCAAGCAGGCCAGAGTCGCCGGCGGCTACTTCGAGAATATCATCTCGGCCTCGTGCGACTACTACCTCAGCCGCGGCCTCGCCAAGATCGAAAAGACGCCGGAGCCCATGAAGCCCCTCGGCGCCAAGAACCGCAAGGGCCAGTTCCTCGCCTGCTACACCAAGCAGGCCCAGCCGGACTATGGCGGCACCCTGAAGGGCGGCCGGAGCATCTACTTCGAGGCCAAGCACACCGACGACGAGCGCATCGAGCAGCGCCGGCTCACTCAAGAGCAGCAGGACGACCTCGAGACCCATCACAAGCTCGGCGCCATCGCCTTCGTGCTCGTCTCCGTGAGCCTGACGGACTTCTACCGCGTGCCGTGGCCCGTCTGGCGCGATATGGCCGAGATCTACGGCCGCAAGTACATGACGCACGCAGAGCTCTCCCGCTACGAAGTACCGGCGACGGCCGGCTTCATCAAGTTCCTGCACGGCATCGAGGAGGTGACGACATGAGAGTCCTGAGCTTGTTTGACGGAATAGCGACCGGCCGCCTCGCGCTGGAGATGGCCGGCGTGCCCGTCGACCTTTACATTGCCAGCGAGATCGACAAGGACGCGAAGGCTGTGGCGAGGGCAAACTGGCCCGACATGATCCACATCGGCCCCGTGGAAAATGTGACAGCACCAGACCTCCCAAAGATCGACCTCGTCATCGGAGGGAGCCCCTGCCAAGGCTTCTCGAGGGCCGGGGCCGGCCTAAACTTCGACGATCCGCGCAGCCGCCTGTTTTTTGACTATGTGCGAGTCCTGAACGAAGTCAGGGAGAAAAACCCCGACGTGAAGTTCCTCCTCGAAAATGTGATTATGAAACGCGAGTGGGAGGACGTCATCACCGAGAAGCTCGGCGTGCAGCCCGTCCACATCAACAGCCGCGCACACTCCGCTCAAAACCGGCCGAGGGCCTACTGGAGCAACATCGCAGACCCCAGCCCGCTGAGTAGCGGGGGGGGGGCAACCGTTGGACACCATCATCGACCGCAGCGTCGATGTGAGCGACTTCACGGAGGCTGGCGGGCTCCTGTTCGGCCCGGGAATATCTGAGGACTCGATGGGGCTCGTCCAAAAGACTGCCGGCGGCATCGTGGTCAAACAGGCCACGGCCCGCGGATATATCGAGGCCGTCGATGGCGACGGCGTCTCCCTCGCCTTCCCCGGGAGCGCCACCAGACGCGGCCGCGTGATACATCAGAAAAGCCATACCATCACCTGCGCTTGCGACATCTGCGTATTTTACGACAATGTCATCCGGCACTTTACCGTCGAGGAGCTCGAAAAGCTCCAAGGGCTCCCCACCAGCTACACAGCAGTCGTCCCGGAACCGGCGAGAAAGAGAGCAATCGGAAACGGATGGACGGCTTCGGTCATCGCGGAGATCTTCAAACTCCTCCCACAGGCTGAAACCGCCGCAAAAACGGACGTCGCATAGTCCGGGCAAGTATGCACCAACAGCACGCCAGCAGACAGCGTCGAGCTGGCCGGAAAGGAGGAAACACATGAACCAGACAACCAAAGAGACCCGGCGCCGCAGCTATGACGCCGTACTCCCAAAACGGGCCGCCCGTTGCCGCCTGATCCTCGAGACCCTCGGCAACCGTGAGCTCACGGCCAGCGAGATCACTGAGGAGCTCGTCGCAGCCGGCCGGATCCCGTACTTCAACCGCAACTACGTCGCCCCACGGCTCACGGAGCTGAAGGAGATCGGGATCCTCACGACGGTCGGCCGCCGTAAGGCTACCCGCTCAGACGCCACCGAGGCCGTGTGGGCCAGAGCGGAGCCTTCAGGCCCCACGGGCCAGACGGCCGCAGCCTACGCAGACAACCCGACCGAGGCCGAGCAGATGACGCTCGGATCGGCCACCTGAGAGGAGGGCCAGCATGGAACGTCTGACCCACGAGAGAGTCAACGGCATCAAGACGGGCTACTGGAGCGCAGCCACCAAGGAGGTGCTCGTCCAGAAGCTCGCCGCCTATGAGAACACGGGCTATGAGCCCGACGAGATCCGCGCAGCCATTGAACAGGCTGCCAAGAACAGCGAAACCAAGACCGCGACCATCATGGCCGAGTGCATCGCCGGAGCGATGAAGGACACGCTCGAGAAGTATGGCACGGCCGGCAGCGGAAAGAAAGGAGAAACCCCATGAACGAACAGAACCAGCGCGACAGCATCATGTCGATGGCCCGCGGCGCCTTCGAGGAGCGCGTCGACTATGAGATGGACAAGGTGATCCAGAACATCCTCGACCCCAACACGAAGGCCACGGCCAAGCGCAAGATCACCCTCACCATCGAGCTGACCCCGGACGACGAGCGCCGCACCATCGGCGTCTCCGTGACGGCCAAGTCTACGCTCGCAGCCACCAACCCCGTCGCCACGGCCCTCTATGTCACCTCTGACGGCAACGGCGAGCTCGTCGTCGCTGAGATGGTGCCGCAGGTGCCCGGCCAAATGAACATGGACGGCACGCAGCAGGAGGCCCCGAAGCTCCTGAAGCTCGTCCAGCACGCATAACAACCCACAACACAGAACAAGGAGGACAACACAATGCTCGCAAAAATGATCGACAAAATCGTCAGCCTGAAGGAGACCAAGATCTTCGAGATCGGCGGCCAGACCTACGCCGACGCATCCCTCACCCGCATCCCGCCCCACGTCGACCGCCCCGACTGCATCAGCGTCAGCGGCCTCGATAGCATCTGCAAGCTGATCCGCACCGAGCTCGAGAAGGTCGGCACGACCATCATGGTGCAGGTCAAGAGCAACGACACCGTCGAGGTGATGACCACCTACCTGAGCGACTTCTCCCGCAACACGCTCTACCGCGCCAAGGCTGACGCCCCGGGCCTGTACACCGGCTTCAGAGGACGCGAGGTAGCCCTGATCGAGCTGCGGAGTCTCTGCATCCCCAACGAGGGCACGGCCTACCTGCTCGACCTGCTGAGTCGCATGACCAACGAGAACAGCGTCAGCACCAACGACAACGGCGTCACGCAGACCGTCGAGGCCCGTCAGGGCGTCGCCCTCAACGCGCTCATCGAGATCAAGCCGCGCGTCATGCTGCGGCCGTTCCGCACCTTCCTCGAGGTGGAGCAGCCCGAGAGCGAGTTCCTGCTGCGCGTGGATCCCGACGAGGGGATCGGCTTCTTCGAGGCTGACGGCGGCATCTGGAAGCTCGAGGCCAAGAAGAACATCGCCGACTACTTCCTGAAGAACATGGGCGATCTGATCGACGCCGGCAAGGTCGTCGTCATGCAGTAAATGGTGCGCCGGGCGGGCTCCGGCCCGCTCGGCTTTTCTGAAAGGAGCAGCACCGTGAAAGAATACGAAACCCTCACCCGTGAGAAGGTCGACGTCGTGCCCTTCGGCTGCGGTATGCCGGAGACCCACCTGATGCAGGACTGGAGCGACAGGATGCTCGACCTGATCCTGAACGGGCCCACCATCAACGGCATCAAGAAGGACGAAGTGCGGGCCATGCTGCGCGAGACCTACACGGCCCTGAAGCAGTACGAGAAGATCGGCCCGATGGCCTCGCCCTTCATCAACGACCCGACGGCCATCGTGGCCCGGGCCTTCTCTGAGCTCTACCCCGGCGTCGAGTACGTCGCGCAGTACGTCCCCGACCTGCGGGACGAGACCAACGGCACCGCCTACGGCCTGACCATCTTTCCCGACGACGGCAGCACGCCGATCGTCTGCATCTCGGCCGAGGCGCCCATCAGCGCCGCCCCTGAGCTGCTGGCGCACGAGCTGGCCCACGTCGCCACCCCGGAGGACACAGAGCACGGCGAGAGCTGGAGCGCAGCGTCGGAGGCCATATTCAAGAAGTACAACGAGCTCCTCGGCACTATGATCCCCGACGAGCCTGAGCCCATCCTCTCGCCCCACCAGCCCGGAGACGGCGGGATCCTCACCATGCCGCTGCGCGATAACGTCCCGGAGCCTCCGACGGACGACTGGCAGCTCACCACCTGCCCCGTCTGTGGCGCTGAGTGCTGGCAGACAGACACGGCCCGCCGGATCCTCGCACTGGAGCCCGACGTCCGAACCGCCTGCACAGCCTGCGCGCTGAAGGGGCTCGGAAAATAATACTGGAGGTAATACATGAACAACGAAAGAAACAACACGACGGCCGGCGGGATCGGCTTCTGCGGCCTTCTCGCCGTCGCCTTCATCGTCCTGAAGCTCACCGGCGTCATCAACTGGAGCTGGCTGTGGGTACTGGCCCCGATCTGGATCCCGACCGCCATCACCCTCGCCATCATCGTGATCGTGCTCGTGGCCATACTGGTCAGAGAGCTGACGAAGGGAGGCCGCCCGTGATAACAGCGGAGGAGCGCCGGGCCCTGCTGGATCGTGCGATCACGACCTACGGCGCGCCGGCACAAATGGACATGGCCGTCGAGGAGATGGCCGAGCTGACCAAAGCCCTCTGCAAAATCAAACGGGCACAGGCTGGCTGCGAAGTGACCGCAGCGATCGGCAACGTGATCGAGGAGATGGCAGACGTCCAGATCATGCTCGACCAGCTCCGCATCATCTTCCACCGATCCACCGAGGAGGTCGAGGAGGCGAAACTGGAACGGCTGAAAAACCGTCTTGACGGCCGAAACAACTGGCGGGACTCCAGCCTCCACAAGTGGATTGAAAATCAATTTTCAGCAGGAGGTGACGGCCATGAATAAACCACAGCCGCAGACCGGCCCCGAGATCGAGGAGTACAGCACCACGGCCACGCCGAAGGCATACGCCGGCAGCGTCCCCGTGTTCTGTGCGCACGACGCCATCGTCCCGCTGAAGGATCTGCGGCCTAATCCCAAAAACCCCAACCAGCACCCGCCGGAGCAGATCAAGCTCCTCGCCTCTATCATCCGGGCGACCGGCTGGCGCGCCCCGATCACTGTCAGCAAGCGCAGCGGGCTCGTCACAAAGGGCCACGGCCGTCTCATGGCCGCGCAGCTCGACGACCTGACCGACGCCCCGGTCGACTATCAGGACTACGCCAGCGAGGCCGAGGAGCTGGCCGATCTGACGGCTGACAACCGCATCGCGGAGCTCGCCACCACTGACAACAAGATGCTCGCCGAGGTTTTCGCCGACATCGACACCGGCGAGATCCCGTTCATGCTCAGCGGCTACACCGAGGAAGAATACGGCAATCTTGTCACGGCTCTGTCCGAAGCTCTGCATGATAACGAGTCGGAAAAGGAGGACGGCGACACCGAGCCCGAGGCGCCGCCAGAGGAACCATTCACCGAACCCGGCGACCTCTGGCTGCTGGGAGACCACCGGCTTTACTGCGGTGACAGCCTGAAGATGGGCGACGTTCAGAAGGCAACCGACGGGCAGCGCGCCGACCTTGTTTTCACCGACCCGCCATACGGCATGGGAAAAGAAAGCGACGGCGTCCAGAATGACAACCAGAACCAGAACGATCTCCTCGAGTTCAACAAGAAGTGGATTGCGCTCAGTTTCTCGATCCTGAAGGAAAACGGGAGCTGGTACTGCTGGGGCATCGACGAGCCGCTCATGGATATTTACGCCTTCATCCTTCGGCCGATGATCGCCGCGAACCAGATCACGTTCAGAAACTACATCACATGGGCGAAGCACTCAGCCTTCGGCGTCAACAGCGAGCTCATGCGGAGCTACCCGAGGGAAACCGAGAAATGCCTCTTTGTTATGTGCGGCGTCGAAGGCTTCAACAATAACAAAGACCATTTCAACGACGCATACGAGGCGATCCTCGATTATATGGTCGGAGAGGCTCAGAAGGCCGGACTCAAGGCCAAGCAGCTCACGGAGATCACCGGCGTTCAAATGTGGGGGCACTGGTTTAGCAAATCGCAGTTCACGCCGATCCCGGAGTGGCACTACAAAAAGCTCCAGCAGGCATTTAAGGGCCGAGCCTTCAGCCTTCCACACGATCAAGTGATGAAACTGCGCAACAAGCCGTCCGAGGCATACCAGAGCATGAAAGCAGAAGCGATGGAGCTGCGCGCCTTCTTCGACAACACACACAACGACAGCGACGAGCATGACATAATGACCGATGTGTGGCGTTTCCCGATCACAAACACAGCAGAAAGAGACGACGCAGGCGGGCACGCAACGCCGAAGCCGATCGCACTGTGCGAGCGGGCCGTTCTGAGCAGCAGCCGGCCGGGCGAGCTCGTGGTCGACTTCTTCGGAGGCTCAGGCTCGACGCTCATAGCCTGCGAGAACACCGGGCGAACCTGCGCCATGATCGAGCTCGAACCCAAATGGTGCGACGTGATCGTGCGGCGCTACATCAAAACAACTGGAGACAATAACGTGCGCTGCGTCCGTCAAGGCCGAGAGCTACCGCGCGAGGAGATCGCCGCGATCTTCGAGCCTGACGAGGAAGGAGGTGAGCAGGAGTGACGCCCTGACATAATGAGCGAGAAGCCGATCACACAACGGATCAAGGACAGGCTCGCGGCCTACACCGCCATGCTGAGGGACATCGACAACCAGCTCGAACGCCTCGACCGCATGGAGATGACGATGGCCTCGCCGCCCGGCCCTGATCTGACAGGTATGCCACGCGGATCCGGCACACCATCCGACCGCACCGGCATGATGGTGGAGCGGAAAATGGAGCTCGAGGAACAGATCGACCGGCTCAAGGCTGAGGAGAAGCAGGAGCGCAACGCCATCGAGGGCCTGATCCTCCAGCTCTCCGACCCCGACGAGCGCGCCGTCATCCGGCTGCGCTACTTCGACCGGGCTGACTGGGAGAGCACCTGCGGCGTCCTGTTCGGTGATCGGCGTGACTACGTCGACAGAGTGGACGCCTACCAGAACAGGACATACAAGATCCACGGCCGCGCCCTGCTCAACCTCGCCGCCGTGCTGGACGAGCTGGAGCCCCTGCCTGATCCGCGGCAGTAAAACGCAGTAAAAGGAACAAAAGGGAAGTAAAAGGAATTGAAAAGCAGTAGCGACCCGTGCTATTCTATATCCTGCAAAAGACCGCCGGACACACGGACAACGCCGTGACAATTCCGAGCGGCTGACCAGAGGAAAACCAAATAACAACCGACGGCAAGAGGCCGACGGGCGAACCAACGCCCGCCGGTCTCTTTTTGCGTATAGGAAGGAGGCGACGGCCATGCCTCAGAACAGCATCTCGGCGCAGCTCAGCAACCTACAACAGCTCGTCGCTGACCTCGAGGCAATCGAGAACGGCGGCAAGAAGGCCATCAGCAACACCATCAAGGACGTCAAGGCCAGAGCTCCGGGCTGGATCGCTCAGGAGGTCACGGCCGTCTACAACATCAAGAAGTCGGAGATCACGCCCTCGGGCAGCGGAAAGCCGAAGAAGATGGCCGGCAGCATCCAGATCACCGGCGAGACCATCGAGGAGCTCGCCATCACCTACAAGGGCAGGCTCCTGACCCCTGTGCACTTCGGCATGACACCGAAGGCCCCGCCCCGTGGCAAGAGCTACACGCTGAAGGCGCAGGTGCTCAAGGGGCAGAAGAAGGTAGTTGGCCGCTATTTGAACACAAGAACCCCGGGCGGCCCGTTCTCGCAGCGATCGCACAATATTCTCATGGGGACAGGCAACACCAAGAGCGACGGCACGAGCTGGATCCCATTCCAGCGAATGAGCAAGACCCGCACCGACATCAAGAAGCTGACCACCATCTCGGTGCCGCAGATGATAACCAGCGACCGCACCAACGAGGCCAT